GTATTAAAATAATCCGAACTCTTATTTATTGTTGTGTATGCCATTATTCGTTTAATCCTTTAGTTGAAAGAGCAGTATATCCTGTTGGAACATCATATTCAAATACTCCATTACCACTTGCGTTAGTTCCCTCAGAAGCTACAGCAGTTGTGCTGAAATATCCTTGTCCGAAGTTAAATTCTGCTCTTGCATATCCTGTAGTTGAAAAATCTGATGCAAAGAAAAACATTTCATCATGATTAAAATAGTTTGCACCATTTGTAATATTTGAAATTATAGAACCTGTACCAGTTGAACCTGATGCTGGGTTACCACTATTAAAATAATTTCCATTTTTATGGATATACCAATGGTTGTTATCCATATCTAAAGCAAAACCAAGAATATCATTTTCTGTTGCTGTAACTCCTGTAGCATAAGTAGAGTCACCATCATAATTAATATTACCACTATTAGGACTATATGAAAGCATACTTTGATTAGTTGTATCATAAGGAACAGATGTAGTATTAAATACATTCATATTGCAAATTCCTACTCCTAATCTTATTCCAGCTTTAACTTTTATTTCGCAATAATATTTTCCTGAATTCATACCTAAAGTAGAAAGAACAAATCCTTTCATTGAGTCGGTACTTGATGGAGTATTAAAAACTGTATTTCCATTTTCAAGCAAATCACCATTATTATTAGTATTTTGTCCATGTCTTGTTAATCTATTAAATGTAGCAAAAACATTACTAGGACAATCTTCAGTATTAGTTAGTGTGCCACCACCTAATGTAAAGTTGTTAGAATTAGATGATTGGTCTGTAATTGTGTTTCCATCTTTTAAAATTGTAAAACCATTTGTACCTAATGTAAAACTAGGAGAAGTATTTATTTTCCACTCACCAGTTGTAGAATCTGTTGAACCAAATACTGTTGGTGCTAAAGCTAAGCCATCACAAAAATGAAAATGTGACATACAACCATCAAAAAGACCTGATGGTGATGAGTATAAATTTCTACCTATATTGTGTGCAACATTACTATTAAATTTCAAATCATCATTTTGATTTGGATATGTTGCTGAACTAAATAATGTTTCTTGAACACCATTTACATAAATTTTTACCCTGTCACTTGCAGTTCCTTGTGTAGTATCTATAGCAACAACTATATGGTAGAATCCGCTGGTATCTCTAAACAATCTATTTGTGGTAATATTAGAACTCCATCTCTGCAAATTAAGTGTATCACTTGATGTAAAACGCAAATTGAAATGACTTGAAATATTATCTGAATCCCAAGCACTACATATTGCAGTTTCTACACCTATTTTAGTTCTTTTAACCCAAACGCTTATAGTAAAAGTTTTTCTATTTCCAGCACTTGATGGTGTTCTTGTTAAATATGTACTAGCCATTAGTTAAATCCCCCTGAACCTGTTGCACCGAAGCTAGAAGTCATACTAAACTCTCTTGTTGTAGTTTGACTTTCTGCGTCAGTAATTCTTATTGTAAACGTATATGTAGTTGGTGTAGTTGAACTAGCACCGAAATCTGAAGTAGTCAACGCACCTGTAGAACTATTTAATGTTACTCCTGCACCAGTTAAAACTGATGTTGTTTCTGCAAATGCAATTGTACTATCAGAACTTGCTGAAATAGTAGCTAATGTTCCTGAAAAATTACCTGCAAATGTTCCTAATGAACCTGCTCCTGTACTAAAAGAAGGAGCTGTAGATGCAGTTAAAATTGCGTTTGTACTTCTTGCAGCTCTACCATTTTCTAATTCTATTCTAACATAATAAGATCCTGATGCTAAAGTTACATTAACTGCAAGTGTTGTAGCATTTGTTAAACTAACTGTATTAGAAGATGTAATAGCTCCTGTGTCTGATTTAATAAATTGTACTATTGGTATTCCACTAAAATTTGTTCCTGTAATATTTATTGAAGTTGCTGAAGCTGGAGCAATTGTTTGAGATACATCTGCTACTGTTGGTACTGTAGGTGAAGGTACTTCTGCAAAAGATAAGTTACCTGAACCATCTGTTTTTAAATAATAACCATTAGTAATACTTGATGGTAAAGTTAATGTATAAGATTGACCAGCACTATGTGGTGGTGATTTAATTTTAACACCATGTGTATTAGCATGACAATTTAATTGTATTTGACCAGCATTAGAACTACCATCTCCACTAGCTACTAAACCATTATAAACTGTTGTAACATTAGCAGTTGTTAATGTTTTACCTGCCATTGTTGTTGGAAGTCTAGCATCATTAATTGTGCCTGATGTAATAGATGTACCAGCTATTGCAGCTACGTTAAATGTACCATAACCTACGACATCAACGACATCGCCATCTGCTAAAGCACTTGCAAATACTACTGATGTACCTGAAGTAATTGTAATATCAGATGAAGATAATCTTACACCATTTAAATATACATCAGCAAATCCTGCATCATATGCAAGGGTATTACCATTTGCATCTGAACCTGTTACACTACTAGGTGTTCCTGTAATGTTGTAAGTAAATCTTGCTGATGTTCCATTAACTGTAGAACCAGCAGCACTCCAACCTGATGTTTTATAAACTTTTAATTCGTTAGCAGTTGTGTCAAAATATAAATCACCAACATTTAAACTAGATGTAGGAGCAGATGATTCTATTCTATATCTTTCAGCAAAACTATTAACACCAGTTACATTGTTTGCAACAGTTGTAACATTAGCTGAATTTGATGCTAAAGTACTTAATCCACTTACTGCTGCAAGTGTATTCATGTCAGATACAACATCTGCTGTACCTAACGTATTCATATCTGATATTGCATCAGCAGTTCCTAATCTACCAATTTCAGTAGCTTTACCTGCTACTGTTGTAACTTCTGTAGCTTTTGGTACTAACCTATGAAATGTATATGTATTTAATGTAGTAGTTGTTTCTACTAAAATTCCAAAACCTGCTGTTAAAGAAGCTCCATTACCACATCCATTTAATGTAACTGTTGAATTGCCTACAGTTCCATTGGATATAGATACAACACCTGAACCATTTGCTGTATGTGTACTACCTAAAGTAGCTACACTAACAATAGTTCCTGCTCCATTATTAACATCAGGGTTAGTATTAGGGAAACTTGTTTCATTTGCTATTGGAACAAATCCTCCAACATCATCTACTAAGTCTATAACTCTTGCATCAATAGCAGCAGTTGTTGCTACTTTTGTATCTCCAGCTGACCATGAATCACCTGATGCAATTGTTTCGCTTGAATCTTGTCTAAAATATCTAGCATCTGAACCAGCTGTTGTTAATATTGTAACTTCATCAGGAGTGTGTGCAGCATGTTCAGAAGATGTTACTAAAACTGCGTCTGCTATTTTACTAGCAGTAACTGCGTCATCAGCTATTTTATCTGAAGTAACTTGTGAGTCTGCAATATGTACAGTATCAATAGATCCGTCTGTATAATGTTCACTATTAATTGCATTGTCTGCAATTTTTGATGAATCAATAGCATCACCTGCAATTTTACTTCCAGTAACAGCTGAAGCATTTATCTTAGCAGCTTCTACTGCATTAGATGCTAGTTTAGCAGCAGTAATATTTGCGTCTGTAACTTTTGCTGTTGTAACTGAATTAGTTTTTAAATTAGAAGAATCAATACTATTTGTTGGTAATGAATTATTTGTTTGAGTTAATATAGCTAAATGAATAACTAATGTTTCACTTGATAAAGAACCTGAATCCCAAGTTACATTAACTGTTGTGTTTGTTGAAAAAGATGTACTAGCTATTGTACCATAAATTGTTCCAGTAGAAGAACCTACTGCTTTTACTCTACGTCCTGCATGATAATGTGCAGTTACGTCTGCACCATCTACTCTAAATGCTGTGCTACTTACATAAGTAAATGTATGTGCGCCATCACCATCGCCATAGATAATCCATTGAGCATCATTGTACCATTCTCGCATATCAGCAGTAACAGCTCTAAATGCGTTATTAATATTTGAAGGCAACATACCTTCTGCAATAGACACACCTCCTACGGATGTATTATTACCTGCTGTTGTGCTATAATCTTTTATACCTGCCATCTATTCTCCTATAAACCACTTAACCCTGCTTTAACAGCAGTAATATCAATCCCTTGTCCATGACTAAAAGTCTTACCACTTGGTACTTTAACATTTGCTCTAAAGTATCTTCCTGATTGTCTTATAGGATTGATACCATTAGATGTCATTGTTGATGAAGTAGATTCTACTTTTGCATCTGCTAATCTATTTCTAGTCTTAACTGTTACTGTAGCTTCAGCATCAACAATTGGTCTTATTCCTGTAATAGATGCTCTATGTCCAGGAAATACTTCTATTTCTGAAGTCTCTATCTCAGATTCATTTTGAGTTCCACTAAAAATTGCAGCATTGTAAGAGTTATTTATAGCTCCTAAAAACTTCTGTCCACCTGACCAAAAGTCAGTATCTAAAGCAATATTTATACTTTCTAAGTTTTCAGATATAGTGTCCATAAGCTCTACAGTATAAGCACCTACAAACTGACTAAATATAAAACTAGCATTAGTCTCAGCTAATGACCATTTTTTAGTAGCATAATTGTAGATAATAAGCTTATCACATATTCCTGATGTGTTAGATGCATTAGAAGCTGAAGGATAAAGCCACATAACTAATTGGTTAAATGGATCTACAGCTGCACATATTCTATCAGAGAATGCTTTATTAAGATCTAGATCAAAAAATCTATTAACTTTTTCAGCACCTATTGAAATAAGGTTATCACCTTGAATTTCATAAAATCCATCATCAGCATAAAAGAATACTCGTCTATTATCTTGTGCTACAGTTTTGCCATATATAGCTCCTCTATTAGGAGATATTACAGATAATCTAAATACAGTTGCTCCACCAACATAATCCATACGAATGATTTGGTTTTGTCTAAATACATAGCCATACTCACCTGATGTTATAGCCACAATTTCACCACCTGATCCTGGAAGATCTTGTTGATCAGCTTGTTTAGTTCCTGATAACCAAGTAGTAATATCATTGATTCCAGACCATTGTATTCTATTTTGATTTGTTGGTTGGTTTCCTGTTACTAAGAAATCTCTTATAACTCCTGAAACTCTAAATGTTGGAACAGTACCTGCTGTTTGTATTGCTGAAAGATTAGCAAAATTAGTTGATGTTCCCATTAAATAATATTGAGGTGCATCTACACCATTACTTGCAATAATATAATTACCAAATTGTGTAAATGTCCAATAATCAGTATTAGTTCCTGTAAGAGATCCTTTTCTAGAAGTAAATGCTCCTGAAGCTAATTGATATATATCTGTATTCTTAGCAACAAAATTAAATACATTACCTGCATTATCTCTAAATGATCCTCCACCTCTAGCATCAGCTCCAATATTATTAGAACTATATTGTACTAATGAAGGAAATCTTTTATAAGAATTTAATGCATAGTATACATTAGTTGCTACGTTAGCTCCTTGTTTACCATGTTCAGGTTGATCAGGTAACCATTCACCAAAAGGTATCTGCATTATTTTCTCCTATAAAATGATAGATCTGTACTTACATCTGTTCTTTGAACAACAGGTGCAGAACCATATGAATCTTGTTTGTCATTATTCTCACATCTCTCGAGAGCTGCTGAATACATACCTAGCCATTGTTGCGTTTGGTTAGGGTCGATCCCACCGATAAAATTACTGGCATGATATAACGACCCATATAAATAGATAGATGGATGACTTGCCAAAATATAGTTAGAGGTATCGCTATCAGACAAAGCAGTAAAAGCTTTATAATATTGTAGCTTACCAGTATAACTCGTATCAGGTTGGGGTGCGAATCTAAAACTTTCAGTACCATTATCTGACTCTATAGTATACGTTCTAGGCATACCTGAAGTCGAACCTCCTTTTATTTCAAATAAATTTCCTGGAGTTATATATTCCAAATGATATTTAGTACCACCTGATAATATATGAAATGATCTAGCACCAATAAAACCTGTTGGTACAGTAACTAATTCTGCGTTAATAGTTACATCATCATTCTGTTCCATCTGTCTTATACGTAGCTTAGCATTAAAATCAGCTTCAGTAAGTTTTATAAAATCATCTTGTATCTCAGTTGTTAAATCTGATCTATTTAAGAAATTTGCTATTGATGATTTAAGTTCTGTATATGTTGATAATGCCATTACATTCTTCCTGATGCTGTTCTAAAGTAACGATACTCGCTACTGTTTAATTTTAACTTTAAAATTTTTGTTCTTTCTACTTTTGGTATTTGCCACCAATTATTAGTTCCATTATATTCTCTAGCCCATAGTTCTAAAACCATAGTTGGAATACTAGCTACACGTTTAATATCTTTTGTTTGAGAATAACCATCATTAAGATTATATAATCTTTTATTCTTTTGTAGAATAGGATTAATATCTTGTGATCTTTTAACTGTTATTTTTCCATCAGATTCTACGAAATATTTAGTTCCGTCAGATTCCTGATCTCTTAATATAGACATTATTCACTTAGTGTAGTTACGTAAACATTGGCAGAACCAATGGCAGCTAATTTTTCTCCAGGTGAAACTTTAAAATATTCATAACTTTTTGCTTCTAAAAATATTTTAGATGATGTTGCAGTTGGATTAACTCCAAATTCTACATGAACATCTGCATCAGATATTACTCTAACGTATTCTATGTTAGCTTCAAAAGCAGCAGTCTGTGAAGATGAACCACCTGAAGCAAGTTTTACAGTTGTAACTGGTCTCATTGCTATATGCATTTGTATTTCCTTTATTTGATTATTAGGGGAGATTGCTCTCCCCAATATTAATTTATTATCTTCTTACTACGAATGTAACAAGACACTTCTTAGTGCCAGTAGATCCACCATCTGTAATGATTTCAATAGTGCCATCTTCAAGTACATCGTTAGCTGCTGAAGGTGCAGACGAATCTACAGTTCCAGCTGCTGAACCTGAATGTGCAACAGTTATTGCAGATCCTGTCATAGCAGTTCCACCGATTTCAAAAGTTAATGCAGCATTCGCATTTGTTATTGCACCTTGTAAAGCAGTAATAATTTTTATTACTTTTCCACCATCAGGTACTGCAACAAATGTAGATGAAGCTGTACTAATATCTTCTATTTCGGCTTGTATAAAATAGTCGTTTAATGTTCTCATGTTTTCTCCTTTCCCCTATGTATTTATAGATTATGATGTTGTTAAGTCGAATACTCCACCTGAAGCACCTTCATTTCTAGAGATCAAAGTAAGTTCAGCTAATAGCTGTCTTTTTTCTGAGTCACCAGTTTTAGAAAGTTCATGCATTGTGAAGTCTCTTAAGAACCCTACAGACCAATAGTCCATATCTAGAACTAAAGCATCTCTATCTCTAGAGAATCTGTTAGGTACTACTTCTAAATCACCAAAGTCAGAAGAATATACATCTATTGAAGTGTATAAAGTTTTATCTTCTGAAGCATCGAATCTAGTAGATCCACCAGTAAATCCTGAGATTTTCTGTTTATTGAATGGGCCTACCATGATTACAGATGGGTTACCACCTGAGTTCCATGTTCCTTTGATAACGTCTTTCAACATAGATTCAGTTAATGCTCTTTGAGTTCCATCGTTTCTTGCGTCAGAACCATCAGAAGCAGTTGGAGATGATCCACCTGAATCGAAGTTATCGTTAGTTGCAATCCAAGCACCTATAGAAGCAAATGTTCTTGCAGTTGATGAGTTACCAGCTGCTCTTACTTGGTTAGTTAATAAAGTAGACTCGATGTCTCTTTTTAACTCTTTGGATTTTTTAGCTATTTGGTATGCAAGTTCACTTGCTCTACCAGCTTTATCAACAGCTTCTTGTGTACCAGTAATTACTACAGTCTTATCCATGATCTGTGTGTAGTTACCAATTCTAGCTGTTGCTGTTGATGCATCTAGTGTAGCATCGTCACCTTCAATAACTTTATTGTTAGTGGCTGCTGCTGCTAAACTATCTGTTTGCCATTCGTGGAAAGTGTTTTTTACTTGCTCTCTCGCAGCTGCACTCATGAAAGGAGTTTCAGTTGGAGAAATTGAGTAAATAACATCTTGTAGATCTTCTCTGATACCTACTGCATCGTACGTATCAAATGTGTTTGTTGGTTGTGCCATGTTATTTTCCTATTTGTTTTTTGAGATTATTTCAAGAATAGCAGAATGAGCATCGTTCAGTTTACCTGACTTTCTCACTCTACCAATTTCTTGTTTAACAGTAGCACGTTTAGAATCCTCCATCTTAGGAGTTCCTGACTTAATTACTCTAGGAG